GTAAATATTCCACCAAACGTGGTGCGCTAAAATTTGCCAAAAAAATTGGTACATTGAGAGATTATTTACCGCTTAGAAAAATCAAAGACAATCACGCTCAAACCGGTGATCTGATTTTGGTTAAAGATCAAGTGTTTGATCGGGCGCATATTTGCATGGGATCAAAAGTCGTATCAGTGATTGAGGATTCGATCACCACTCAAATACCAATGGTTGAGGGCGATGTTTATCGGTGGGATCTATGGGCGCAGTAGTTGGATTTATTGCCGGTGAGATTGCCGGATCATATTTAACCAAAACCGTTGGTGGATTTTTCGCGCAAAAGTTTTTAGGTGTTGCATTCGGTAAATTAGCCGGATCATTGATTGGTGCAGGGGTGTCTGGCTTATTAGCTGAGAAACCAGAATCGCCGGATTTTGGCGATAATTCTGCTGCTTCGGGTATGCTCATTAACAAATCAGCCAACGATGCACCAATCCCAGTAATCTATGGTCAGCGCAAAATTGGCGGCACAAGAGTTTTATTAGAGATCACCGGCACAGATAACGAATACCTGCACATGGTATTGGCCATGAGTGAGGGTGAGATTAATTCATTTGAAAATGTTTATCTGAATGACGTGCTATCCACCGATGCTAAGTTTAGCGGTTTTTTGGATGTTTATAAGCACACCGGATCAACCACGCAAGCGGCGGATTCAAACTTGGTGACAAGTGTCAGCGGATGGACTTCAAATCACCAACTCAAAGGCACGGCCTATCTCTACATTAAAATGAAATACGATCAAGATGTCTATGCTTCTGGTTTGCCAACAATTACTGCCGATCTTAAAGGCACAAAGGTTTACGATGCGCGCACGGCAACTACGGCGTGGAGTGATAACCCAGTATTGTGTATTCGTGATTATTTGACCAATACAAGATATGGCAGAGGCATTGAAACCTCGCTGATTGATGATACATCGTTTAATGCAGCGGCCAATTACTGTGAAGAAAGCGTGACCATTGGTGGCGTGAGTAAAACCCGATATACCTGCAATGGTGTGGTTGATACCTCGCAAGGCTCGATGGATGTACTCAAAAAACTGCTCACCGCTTGTCGTGGCTTTTTGATTTTTTCTGGTGGTAAATACAAACTCATTATCGACAAAGTAGAAACCGCCGCCTTTACCTTTAGTGAGGATAATATCATTGGCGCGTGGTCTATTAAGTTGGGTGACAAAAACAGCCAATTTAACAGAATGCGTGCCAACTTCTTTAATCCCGATCGCGCCTGGCAACCGGACATCGCCGTGGTGGATTCATCCACTTTGCGCACGCAAGACAATGGCCTTTTATTAGAAAAAACCATTGATCTACCGTTTACCAGTGATATTGATCGGGCGAAGATGATCACCACCATTAATCTAAATCAATCACGCCAACAAATCATGTGCGAGTTTACCGCTACCATCGAGGGTTTAAGATGTGAAGTGGGTGATGTTGTTTACATTAAGCACACCACACCAGGTTGGGAAACGCTCAACTCAAACGCCGGCAAAAAATTCAGAGTAATGCGAATCACTTTGCAAAACAATGACGAAGTACGAATATTGGCCATGGAATACGATGCCACCGCGTATGATTTTGGCACGATCAGTGTCAGCGATGCTGCTCCAAATACTAATTTACCAGATACAACTACTGCTCAACCGCCAACGGCTATTGCTACAAGTGAAAGCCTTTACGATACAATTGGCTCTGGTGGTGTTAAAGTACGTGTTGCTATTAGCTGGAACGCAGCACTTGATATATTCGTTAAAGAATATGATGTTGAATGGAAAGAAAATGGCTCAAGCACTTGGAACTTCTTAACAACAACTAAAAAAACAGAAGCTAGACTTGATGATGCTAACCCAATTATTCACGACTTTAGAGTTCGTTCAGTTAATACAATGGGTGTTCGTTCAGTATGGGCATATAAAAACAATGTAACAGTTGCTGGATTAACGACACCTCCAGTTGATGTTGCTAATTTATCTTTCATAGCGCTTAATAATGCTGCTCATTTATCGTGGGATTTAGCTACTGACCTTGATGTTAGAGTAGGTGGTAAAGTACGCTTCAGACATTCAAATCTAACAACTGGTGCTACTTGGGAATCATCTACTGATATTGGTGCTGCTGTATCTGGTTTAAATACCAATGCTGTATTGCCGTTATTAACTGGCACATATCTAGCTAAGTTTATTGATTCAACTGGTAATGAATCGGTTAATACTTCATCATTTGTATCTACAACTATCCCGAACATTATAAATATGAACGCGGTAGCTACATCAACCCAAAACCCATCATTTACTGGTACTAAAACCAATATGGTGGCAGTTGATAATGTATTAAAGTTTGAAGCTGATACATTGCTTGATAGTGTTACTGAATTAATGGACGATTGGGAATTATTAGACGCTATCGGTGGTCTTGATTCTGCTGGTTCTTATGAGTTTGATACATATATTGACCTTGGTGCTGTATATACATCACGAGCAACAGCTTCTATTGCGTTCACAGCGTTTGTTATTGGCGACTTTATAGACGATAGAACAGCATTGATGGATACGTGGACAGACTTCGAAAACGCACCATCTGACGTAACACTTAATCTATATATTGCTACTACTAATGATGACCCATCTGGAACGCCAACGTGGAGCAGTTGGGCGAAGTTTACGGTTGCTGATTATAGTGCTAGAGCCTATAAATTTAAGGTTGAAGCATCATCTACAAATGCTGACCATCAGATTAATATAACTGAATTATCGGTTGCTGTTGATATGCCAGACACAGTACAAGGCGATAATGCTTTAACATCATTATCAACTGGGTTGCTATCGGTAACTTATGCTACACCATTTAAAGCTATTCCAGCACTTGGTGTTACCTTTACTGATTTAGATTCTAACGATATTCTTGATATTCAGAACGAAACAACAACTGGATTTGATGTTGGCGTTAAACACGGTTCAAATTATGAAGCACACAATTTCAACTATCTAGCAAGAGGGTATTAACTATGATGCAATTTAATTTAAATTTAAACGGAGATAAATAATGGCAGAACATGATTATGTAATTGCTAATCAGAATGGTGCTAATACACGTTCTGACTTAAATAACGCATTGGCTGCGATTGTTTCTAACAATTCAAAAGCATCAGCGCCAACTACAACTTATGCATTTATGTGGTGGGCAGATACAGCTAATGATATATTAAAACAAAGAAATGCTGCTGATTCAGCGTGGATTAGTATTCTAACTTTATCTACTGGTGCGCCATTAGCTACCATTGCTAACTTCACCTCAACAGGTATTGATGATAACGCTACGAGTACAGCTATTACTATTACCACAGACGGCAGAGGATTATCACAATTCACCGCTAAGGCTTGGGTGAACTTTGATGGTACTGGAACTGTGGCTATTGCAGATAGTCATAATGTTAGTAGTATTACGGATGTTGCTACTGGTAAATTCACAATAGTTATGACAAATGCTTTAGGTAACACATCTTATGCACCTGTTGGAAGTTCATCTGGACTTCCCGCTGTTTTGGATAATATGAATGTAACTATGGCTGATGAGGGAAATAGAACTACTACTCAATTTAAAGCATATACCCGAAGGTCTGACAACAATACTTACGGTGATACAGCATCTGTAACCATAATAGTATTTGGAGATTAATATGAGATTAATATATGACGATAGTGGAGTGGTAGCAGTAGTAGCACCAGCTCCTAAATTCTTAGCACAGCTAGAAGGAACGCTAGAAGAAAAGATGATTCACCTAGCTAATAAAGATTTACCGACTGGTACAAAGTACGAAATCATAGCTGACTCAGTTGACTTATCTGACAGAACATTTAGAGATGCTTGGGAATATGTAGCTGGTGATAATGAACTATCTAGTGCTGACCTATCACTTGATGACCAACTAAAGTACAACCAGATTACACAAGAGGAGTTTGACAATGCCAGTTAATATCAAC